GCCAAAACCGTCTGGGGAATGGAATGTCCCCCCGACCACGCTTGCGTGGGTACCGGCTGTGTTGCTGGTCAACCATCCAGAGAATTCTCGTTGTGTCTGTGGGCCAACGAGAGGATGTAGGCTGCGCTTTGGTGCGTGGCTAACTGTCTAACCAACAGGTAAAAGGGCAAAACACAACTGCAATTTATGAGCACGTCTATCTGTACTCCCCCCCGAAACTTGACAACCTGCGCTACGGTGAGTTGGTTGAGCTTGGTAGGGGCGAAGAAGATCAGGGCATAGGGGCAATCACCCGGCAAGAAGAACGGAACCCCCCTCTGTGCAATCTTTCTCATATCTTAATCTCGGCAGCAGGAAGCACTAGAAACCAATGGAACGACTCATGAGGGAATGAGCCTTGGCGATTAGGTGCGGACTATGTATAACGAGACATGCGGTTTCATTCCCCCAGGAGTAACGACTTGGGGCGAAGGAAGATGAGCATTAGGCGCGGCGAGGTAGGGGCCGCGAGTTCCGTCGAAAGGCGGACCCGACGTTTGGAACGCGTCACGAAACAAAGCAAATCCCGTCATACAGCATTGGGGACGATAACACCCAGCCGTGAGATAACACGTATTTACCGGAGAGGCATCCCGTTAGCGTCAAGCGCAAGCCCCCACGGCGGAGCCGTACCCCTCTAAGAGCCAGATTATAACCACTATCATCATGGGCTGTTACCAATCACGACTCCGCTCCACGGCGTCCGACACCACCACCGAGGTGTCGTACGCCCCTTCGTCTCCGGGCAATTGCCCGGAAGAGATGGCTCACCTGCCAAGTCCAGCTGAGACCATCGAGGAATTCCCACTTGCCAAGATTCAGGTGCACCTTTCCTCAGCCATGCCCGCACACTACAAGCGCAACAAGTTCTCCGTAGAGGCAAAAGCCCTGAGAGCATCAAGGTGCGTGTGTAAGGCGTGGAACTACCGCTACTCCCCTGTTGTCACTCAAGACCATAGGATGGAAGCAAGATGGCGGTACATTGCCAACTCCAAGGCAAACAAGAATTTGGGACTCCAACAACATCCCGTGCCCGTTCGTGGGCATGGAGGTGGGTACGTTCCGAATGTCGTTGTTCACCAACCCCTCTACCAGATCGTGAGGGCACGTATTCGTGAAGTGATGGAAGGCGGAGGACGTCTGTTGACCCTCTTCCCAGTTCACTACAACCGCGCCAAGGTCGCGGCTCTTGCCGAGGAGGATCTCATTGGCAGGAAGAATGATCGTGGACAACAATCAAGAATCTTGTCGCTGACAAGGATGCATTTGCCAACGTCTTTCCGTTGGTTCCACAACAAACTGGTCAAGGGTGAGGTCATCACCATCCGGAACGGTGGGCATTCCATTCGGCGACTCGCTCCTCACAAGCTCACGTACAACTGGGACGATCACCCAGATTACCCGGGCATGAAACAACGCTGGACCGTAGGGCAACCATATGGTCTTGGCGATGAGGACACCCACTGGATCAAGTGGAGACCCCATGCATGTGCTGGGCTCCAGTGGGGCGCGATCTATGATCGCTTCAAAGCCAAGCAGCAGATTGAAGCTGAGAATGATGTGACAAAGCAACTGGCAGAGATGTGGAACAAGGTCGACCACGACAGCCACGATGCCAAGATCTCTATCATCAAGCGCGAAACGTATTGGGATGATGTACTCGATGATGAGGACTCCATCGCAATCAACAAGCGCATTGGCGACAAACTCCAAGACCGGGAACGTATCAAGAAACGCTCCCGAAACGGCTGTTTTGATTTCGTGAGCCAGGCACTCGAAGGGGCCTCTGGTGTCGCCCGGCGGCGCCAGCTCACGTACACTCATCACATGCAGCAACTTGGAGACACAGGTAAACGGGCTCGCGTATATCACCCCGATACCTTCCAGACTGAGTCCCCATGTCCGTTGTCAGCGGATGATCTCAGCACGTACGACCGGCTCAAAGTCGGAACAGGGGAAACCCGAGGCTGCGTTGGCTTCTTGTTTGAGGACACAAAACTGCGGATCGACCATCATATCGCCCAGCAGACCCAACAACTAATGCAGTACACCAAAGGTTGCATCGACCATTTCAAGAACCAGCAAGGCGAAGGCAGGCTGGAGTTTGTTGATGCAGCCACCAAGGGTGTCCTCGGAGACAAAGTCACCGGCTGGTACAGAGATGCCGGTTGGCTTGAAGAGCATATCGCTTTGGTCCACTCAGCCACTGTGAATGCTATCAGCATCCCATCACTCGCCGAGCTACGCACACGCGCTGCTCAAAGCGCTGACTTCAAAGACGCATATCAGATTGCGCATGGAGCCAAGCGCAAGGCGAGCAATTGATGGTGCCCGGAGGAGGTGTGCGGTCGAGAAACTCACGTCAAATATATACCATGGTTCCAGAATGTCAAGAAAACTACTAGGAAAATCCATTCAAGAATGTTTGATAAGAGACTCGACGAGTACATCAAGGTGCGGACCACCGGGCAGTCCAGAAAGAAAAATAGAACTAACACACGTCTGACAGGATATGGGCCTCATGCTGGAGAGTATGGTGTACATAACAACAGTCCTGACAACGCAATCCGAGGAGTAGTGGAGAGAGTATTCCTTACAAAATGTCTGTGCTCCGGGAAGGGGTGTAGTAAATGTTGTCCGACCGGCCTAACTCATGGTGAACTTGTATCACACTATGAAGAGAAACGAAGGGACATATTTGAAACGGCAAAAGACAAACAAACGCTTAGAGGCGAACTTGATGACTTGAATGCAGAGTGCACCGCGAAAGCGATGTACATTAACACTGCTGAAGGCATCGCTGAGCGTGTCCGGCTAACCAATCAATTGCTAGACGATTGGAAAAGTCGCGGAACTAGTCCGCTATGCCCGCCCCCCATCCCAGTGAAAAATGAATTGGACAAAGTGGTCCCGTTCATGGATAAAGTGGTCGCTGAGTGCGGCATGATTGCCCCACTCACCTTTCAAGAGTTCTTGGATCAAGTACCTCCACCTAAACAGGCCATCTACAAGAATGCGATGGCCAATGTTTTAAAGAGGGGAATATCCGAGAAGGATGCAATGATAAAATTCTTCATCAAAGCTGAAAAGACCAACTTCACTGAGAAAACAGACCCAGCCCCGCGTGTGATTTCACCACGCACGGCTGAATTCAACTTAATGCTCGGCTGCTTTATTAGAGCCTGTGAGCACAAAATCTACGCGGCGATCGACCTTATATGGGATCCTACTGGCAAAGTCAAGACTGTCATGAAGGGATACAATTCAGTCGACATGGGAACCAGGATCGTAGACTCCGTCACTGAAGTGATATCGAGGAGCCACGATGGAAAGTTCCACGCCGTGTCAATGGATGCCAGCAGATGGGATCAGCACTGTAGTGTTGAGGCCCTTAAGAAGGAGCACTATGTCTACAACAAGATATTCAGTGACCCTCAGTTGGCATGGTGCCTTCGGCAACAGTTATCAACGACTGGTAGGGGTTGGTTTGTAGACCCAAAGACGAAGGACGAGGTGAAGATCAAGTATCACCGGTCTGGTGGTCGCTGTTCCGGCGACATGAACACCGGGCTTGGTAACGTGCTCCTGGCATGTGGCTTAATGTATGCTGCCACCCAAGAGTACGATTCACCTAATCTCATCAACAATGGTGATGACTGTGTGGTTTTGTTCACCACACAGGGTTTCGAGGCGTTTAAGTTGGCGCAAGAAAAATTCACCAAGCAGTGGACCGACTGGGGCTTTACGATGAAGTTCGAAACTGACCCCATGTCCACCTGCTGCATCGAGCAGATTGAGTTCTGTCAGATGCAACCCATCTGTGTGAACGGTGTTTGGAGAATGATCAGGAATCTCCAGTCATTGTCAAAAGATGCTTTCATAATCGGCAAAGACAAGCGAGTGGTCGAGATGTGGATGCACCAGGTTGGTGTAGGGGGCAGCAAGTACGCAGCTGGAGTCCCCATGCACATGGCATTCTATGATAACATGCCACGGACTACAATCAAGCACAGATACAAATACAACAATCAGTACTTCAGGAAGAAGATGGACTGGTTGTCAGAGGGAGTTGAGGAGTCGACGGAGATCACTTCATCAACACGCCATTCATACTGGCGCGCCTTCGGAGTCATGCCAATTGATCAGATTTGGTTTGAACAACGAATGGGCACCCTCGAGAGAGGCGGTGAGTTTCTACCCAAGGCGGTCCACATGGACGACGCTGAAAGGGTGGCGCATACCAACTGGGAGAAGCATAAGTGGATCTATGAGTGGCGCGCTCAAGATCACCTTCCCCCAAACCTCTCCACATAATGGGGTCACACCCTTAATCACCCAAAACGGTGCCACGGTATGTGTGGCTTAATACTTCCGTACTAAGAACGTCTGTTTGGAATGTCGACAGACTGCACGGGTGACCAAGTGTGGGTGTGATGTACAGTCGGCCCCGGTGGAGGCGTATCCCATACGTCCACCAAACGTATAACGCACTGATGACTAAGACAGTGTCTCAAAAACGACGAGCAAGAAATGGAGGTGCAGCAAGACCCACCGCTAGAGTGCTCAAAGGCAAACCCTCGCGCATGCGCGGCAAGGGCGGATTCTTCGGCGATGTCCTCAGTGGCGTCGGTGATGTCGCCAAGGGTTTCATCCATCCTGGAGATTTCTCGAAAATTGGAGGACGAGTCGGCAGCGGACTCGGAAACGTGCTGTCAAAAGTTACTGGTATGGGCGATTACACTATTCGTAAGAATTCTATTGTAGAACGCATGCCAGTGGGACAAAACGGTGAGCTGGACAAGCGGTTCAGTTTCGCAGACAGTGGCACATCCACCATTCGAGTCAAGAAACGCGAGTACCTCGGACAGGTGCTGGCAGGGGCAAACCCCGATGATTTCCAGCAAATTCAGTATCGCCTCCAGGCAACGGATCCGGCAACGTTTCCTTGGATGGCGACAATTGGTGAGCTCTTCACTGAGTGGAGGCTGATCGGAGGGATCTTTTCCTTCGAAACCACCTCATCCAACTATTCATCTTCGGTTGGACTTGGGACAATCGCGATGGCAACACAGTACAATTCAAACATGTTGCCATACGCAGATATGGACTCTGTATTGCAGTCCGCGTTCCACACCAGAGGCAACCCATCAGAGAACCTCATTCATGGGATTGAGTGTGACCCCAAGCTGCAGGCATCAGAACGGTTGTTCACACGACGACCAGGTGCTTCAGGTCCACCTAATCTCTATGACCACGGCGTCGTGACTGTGGCCACCCAAGGATTGGATTCCGGCATCGCTGCTGGCACCTCCATGGGTCGGATCTACTTCACGTATGACATTGAGTTGTCATTGCCAGAGTTGCCGGTTGCGGCCCCATACAAACACTCCATTGGGATCACCAACAACCAGGCCAACAGTGCAGTGTTGCCCCCAGCTGGGCCAGCACTCACAATGACTGCGTTGGCAGCGTCAGAAATGACAGTCTCAGCCAGCTCTGGCAGCAACATCCTACTATTGGCACCAGCAACTGGGCCACTCGTCAAACCCACTCAGACACCGGCTAACGAAGCGGAGCTGATGTGTTGGATCAATGACAGCAGTGGCACTCCGGCATTGCAATACATCTCATTCGCGCGCGCAGGCCATTATCTCCTGCAGATTTTGCGTTCGGATGTTGGCGGAGCGGCGGCGGCGTTTGTTGAGGGCGACACAGTGTGTCTTGCCCTGACTGACACCATCGTCACCAGTGTGTTTGGGTCGGGGGCAGGTGGCGCCACAGACTTTGTGCGGCCTTGGTATTTCCACATCGAGGTCACAGTGGCGTCAGGAGCAGTCACCCTCCAAAACTTCAATGCTGTCGCGGATTCTGGAACCATGATTATCAGTCTAACCGAGTAACGTCAGCATAGCGGAGCATCGAAATAAGAGCCCATAAATAAGGCCTCCCACGATGTAATTGAACCAGCACCGTCTGGTAACAAAACGGCAAAATATCACTGCATAACCAGTGGGGGAGCAATGATGGCTCCAAAATTCCATCATGGATCACGTTGAGTGGTCCCAAGCAGGTACTGGCTACAAGCAACCAGGAACGAGGATGATCACCTCACAAAATCATAACGACACCCGCTAATGCGAGGGTACTGCCCATTTTCATGGGCGCCCACGCGTTAGACGGCGGAATACGAACACAATCCACCCCACCACTGTCCCTCAAACAGTGAGTGGTCAATCGGACACTGCCCGCATGGAGCGAACTGTTCGATAGACGCACCCCTGTCCACACCCAGGGGAAGGCGACTTTGTAGGTGCTGACTCGGAACGTCAGCTGTTGAATGAGTGGTGGGCGATACACTGCGTGCAGGTCATCCCAGAAGGTTTGGTACCCGAAGGAGGCAGGCGGCACGTAGCCAAGTAGCCACCAGCGGCAAAACCCACCATCCACGAAAACAGCAGACTAGGTTAGAGTTCCCGTATATCGGGG